CCTAACCAAAATGCTTGAGTGGAATTGAGGTCGCGACTCATGATGATCTCCAATGCTAAAGAGACCACCAGTGTGATCAGCCAACGTTAATGTGGGTAGATGGGTTTTATGGCGCGCTTACGTTTGTTTAGAAATCCAGGTAAGCTACTACCGCCAAAGGTCAAAACCGTCCGAAAGCCGGACATTTTAAAATCACGCTAGTGGCCGCTTTGGTGGTGGCGATGGGCAACTGTCGGTGTAAATCGGGACAAAGCGGAAAGTGCTATTAAGGCTCTGCATATTTTCAAGCCATTGTTTTATATAAATTAAAATCGCGTTTATCGATAGGTGTCTTAGTAGGTAAGTCCACCGGAAAGACTTAGAATTCGCCTCCGAAGCCGAGGGTCGCAGGTTCAAATCCTGCCGGGCGCGCCATAATTTCAAGGGCTTACGTTAACGCGTAGGCCCTTTTGTTTTGTGGTACGGGCGGCTATAATCACAAAAGGCAATCCCAAAAGTGTAAACGCGCGCCGCATTTGGCACTTTCTCGCGCCATACTTGGCACTGCACTCTTGGGTTGCCTGATTTAGATTTAGCAGGCTATTTGGCACTGGGCGGGATTACTACTACTGAAGCATTAAGTAGGCGAAGTCTTTAACCTCTCTTGCAGCCCCTTCGTACCCTGGGAACAATACAGACCCTTTAACTCCCAAGTCCGCACAAAGCAGCAGAAGGTGACCCGCTTCAAGCACTGGTAGTGTCATCTTGATCAAACCGGGCTGCTCTTCAGTCTGGTGACGATATATATCGATTTGGTTTTCCAACGCAGTTGATTCGTACCGTTCTCCTTCGGTTGCCCTGATTGTTGATACGGTGAAGATCCCAGACTGGGCAGCTAAATTCGCACTTGTACTGCCAGGCATCTCAATGAATGAGAGGTCTTCCCAGAGATGACGGTGCTCAACATTCAAGGCCCAAATAGCCAATCGATCCTGAGTTTCATTCTGGAGAGACCCTGATGCAGCAAAATATGCTGCTACATAGGATCGCCATGTCCAATCGAGCAAGCACGTCGGTGCTCCATGGTGTTGGGCTGTCGCCAGAAGGGGATAAAGCTCTCGAGGAGGCCAGCTTGTTGGCTCATGATGAAGGTAACGATTACCGTCCCTCAAAATATCGCGAACGTCGAGTGAGTCACCCGGAAGATTTGTACCAGAGGCGTCACAGGCTGCAATGAACTGTCCTAAAAGAGAAAGCTCGTAATAGACTTGCCTTGAAGCTAAAGGCGCAAGCCCACTGAACACCCTATGGGCTGCCAGAGGGCTCTTTGTGCGATAGGCAGCAGGGACCAAACCATAGCTGGTACATTGCTGGCCACGGAACACATACTGGGCCCTAGGCCACCTGGCTGTATCCAGAGGTGATAGGTAGTCAATCATCTCCCGAGCTGTTTCAAAGTCCTTTTGAACGAACATCTGCTACTCCTACCAATAATGATAATGCCTTCAAAACAAGCCCGCCGGTTCGGCCTCCACATCCCAACTAAAGATCAGCACCTCTTTGGCGTCTGAGCCTTTGCCGCCGCCGACGGTGTAGCGTATGTCGGTGGTTTCGATGTGGTAGCCCGCGAAGATCCGGCGGAATTCTGGGTGGTCGTTGAGGCTGATGATGGCTTTGCCTTTGAGCTTAGCCAACATGCACGCCATTTCCTCGTACTGTTCTATGCCAAAGGGTACCCCATATCCTTCTGTCTGCCAGTAGGGCGGGTCCATATAAAAGAGAGTGTGTGGGCGGTCATATCGCTCAATGCAGTCCTGCCAGCTTAGGTGCTCTATAAAGGTGCTTGATAGGCGCAAGTGAGCCGCTGATAGCGTCTCCTCTAAACGCAGCAGGTTTAAGCCTGGTGGTGTGGTGGTGGCAGTGCCAAACGTTTGGCCTTCGACTCGGGCACCGAAGGCGTTCTGCTGTAGGTAATAGAAACGGGCGGCACGCTGTATGTCAGTGAGCGTTTCAGGTCGAGTCATCTTCAACCACTCGAACACCTGGCGGCTTGAAAGAGCCCACTTAAACTGCCTTACGAACTCTTCTAGATGGTTCTGCACAACACGGTAGAGGTTCACTAGGTCGCCGTTAACATCGTTAAGCACCTCGACGTCTGCGGGCGAGGGACGCAGGAAGAATAGAGCAGCCCCTCCTGCGAAGGGCTCAACGTAGCACTGGTGCGGGGGCATTAGCGGAAATATGCGATCAGCTAGGCGGCGTTTGCCGCCCATCCAGGGAATGATTGGGGTAGCCACGAGGCATCTCCTGTTGGGGTTTGGAGCTCGTGGCTCTCTGCTGGTTTAAGTGCCTGCAACGCGGGCACTTTATCTCAATGAACTGGTAATCGCTGACGTTGGCCAGCTTGCGGTTGCACCGTGTACAACGGATTTCGATTAACACCATGTCAAGCCTATAACGAATCTAACGTTTGGCTTAGACTCTCTAACGCCTAGCTAGGCAGGGGAGTCTTGGCCGACTTGCAGGTGTGTGCTGCTTGTTGGTGGCCACCTCCGGTGTTACAGCACCTTCGGTGGCCACTCCCTTCTATGAAATTGTCACCTCACTACCAACTAATACCCTCAACCACCTCCAGGCTTCCAGCATTAGCAATCGCGTCTTCCAGCGCCTGCCGCTTACCCGTAGCCGCACCGCTAAGCGAGATCCACGCATCCGCTTTTGCAATCACCCGGTGCACCAGCTCGGCTTTATCCATGCTGCGGGCGTTAGCAATGGCATCAATCAGCGGTGTGGCGGCTGAGCTATCGGATTGATAGGCGCGCGCCTCAGACTCTTGCTTGTCCCACGTTTTGGTTTCAGGGTCGGGGTAGCCGCGCAGGATGGCGTTTAGTTCGGCTGTATAGCCATCATTGATACGCTGCAACGCTCGCTCTTTCGTCCGCTCTAGTATCACCGTTTTGTCTTCATCAGAGAACGGCACAACGTCACGGACAACGATAACAACACGCCGCTCAGAATCTGGCGTCAGCGTTTCGTCGCCGTAACGGTGGAACTCATCTGGTAGCGGAGGGGATTCGTTGACCTCGGGCCACCAGGACACTCCTTGCACTCCTAGCGCTGGGTCAGTCCATGAAAGGTCAGCAAGGTCAGCTTGAGATAAGCCGCGCAAGAATGGTGGCAGCGCGACGCGGGTGGCGGTGTTGTTTTGAACTTTGATCATGAAAGAAGCTCTACGACTGAAAGTAAATATGATGCGCTTTCTGAAGGGTTGAAAGTCCCTGCAAAGTTGCGTTCTATACGCACTCTGGATTCAGAATTATTCACATCGTCATAAACTTCGTAAAAACCCCAGTCTCCATTGTTGTCAAACCCGTAGTATGCAGGTCTATAATGTGTTGAAACAAACGGTATTAGAGAAGATTTAAAATCATCCCTAGGTATATACTCGTATGCCCTATAGTTTTGTCTGCCAATGAAATTATGGACCTTTTTTACTCCATTCAACTGAAGCATAACTAAATTTATTATGTCTAAATCAGCTCCCGATATTCGAGGAGTAAACTCAATAAACCCTTCCCCTATATCGGTTAACTGAGCTGAGTAAGCGCTGCTACTACCGTCTGAGACCCTTTGGTTAAAGTAAATGAGGGTTTTACTTAGATCTAATGCAGGGGTATTTATGACGATGGGGGTACCCGCACTTCCTGATACTGAAAAGATGGAGGTAAAAAAATTACTTACACTGAATATGCTAGTGTCTTCCATCATTGATTCAGTCCGCCTCGGCAATCCCCCCAGCCCATTACCCACAGCGGGCGCGCCTTTCATCCCATATGCATACGTCATAACGCCCCCTTAATAATCAGTGTATTCAGCGTGAAACACGATGCCGTTGGTCGCGGCCACCTGACTGCCGACATACAGCTTGTCTCCTGCTTCCAGGCGTAGCGGCGTTGTCTCGCTATAGCGCTCAAACGCAGTGACCGGAATCGCTGTAGTGACGTTGACGGTAATTGCCTCCATCAATGCGCTATCAACTAGATGCTTTGTGGTGCCCGCATCTTTACTGATAAACAGCACCAGAGAGGAAGCCGTGACGGTATCGCGGGGAATCGCGCTTAACTGGGTCAGAATCGCGCCGTCCGTGCCTGCCGTTAGCAGCTCGACGGTATTGGTAGGCGCGTCGGTTGTGAGCGAGGCAGCGGCAGCGGTGACGATAGCGGTGGCTGTCTTGGGTGTTTGGGCAAACGGGGCAGTGAACGTTTTGGCCATAGTGAGGCTCCTTTAGAAAGAAAGTGCGATGGCGTGAGAGCGAGCGAGGGTGTCATCTAAGATATTGCGTTTCATTAGGCCCCCTGAGCCGTCAGGGCCTGCGTAGTCGCCGGGGGCGGTCAGCGTGCCGGGCTGCAGATCGGTGATTGATACGTCACCCACGGCGATGGCTTGGGTTTGATCTCTATACCCCCGTGCCTCTTGGGCTGACTCGCCAGCCGCTTGAGCGCTATCGGCAGCAGCCTGTTTTTCAGCCGTTACCTCTGCACCAAATGCGGCAATATTGGCTTGCAAATCATTAAGCGCGACCAGCTTACCGTTCCATTTGACGATGTAGTTCTGGTCGAGCGTTTCCCACTCAAAGGGGCCAAAGTCGATTGTCGGAAAATCGGCCATCGTTACACCTCAAGAAATGACAGACTGGTCTGCCAGTTGTTGTAAAAGTCGTGGATGTGCTCGTAGTCACCCTCCCGCTTGGCCAAAAACGAGTGCTCTACCTCTTTAACCCCGCCCTGTTTGGGGTAGAGCGAAACGAAGATGTTGGCCCTGCGCCCTCTCTTTACGAGTTCGGTGGTGAGCGTGGTTCGATCAGCATCGTCCATGTGTTTAAGGTCGATGTTTAGGCGTCTATAAATACCGTCACTGCCTACGGAGCGCAGCGAACCCCCTTCGGTGCGACGGTGCTCCACCATTTCAACCTCGGTGAGCTTGACGCCGTAACTGGCATTGAACGTTGGCGAGAAAGAGAACCCCACAATGATGCAGCCGATCTGGATGCATCCATCTGGGTTAGCGCTATCCTTGATCGTAATGCGGTAGCCGGTAGCAAAATCAGGCTCCAGCCAGAATGGTTTCACCTGTACGGGGATTTTGTCGTTGTAGCTGGCACCCCAAGGATCTACCCCCAGCCGCAGTAGCGGTGGAGCGATCAGTTCAGCGGCGGATACTTCGCCCGTATCGCTAACAACGTCAGTGTTTCTCAATCGCTCTAAGCGGACGGTTGCCGATGCTGAGAGGTTATGCCGGTAAAGCACGACGGTATCCAGAAAGGTTAAGGTTTCAAACGAGCCCTCAATCACCTGCTCGCTGGTATCCACAGAGCGCCAGGGGTACGCCCGCCCGCTACGCTGGGTGTAGGTGATCGGTAGTGCTTCACTGGTTGCGGTAAGCGTTGCCGCGTCATGCAAGTTATCGATGATCAGGCGTAAATTGCCGCTCATAGCCATACCTCGAGTGATGTAGTACTACGGGTGGGTGAGCGTCCCACGGCCAGCAAGCGGCCGATGCGCCCCTGCATGCGTGGGTGCTCGACGGCGATGGCCTGGCCGACTTCGACGACCGGCATGAATGCGTTGATGCTGTACACGTCACGGCGAACCGCTTTAAGGGCCAAAAGCCGGTTCCGCTCGGTCGTCGCGTCCGCTGCGTTAGCGATGCAGCTGTCACGCGTGGCGTCTTCGGCAAGCGGGTAATCGTCGACGTCTTGAGTGGCTTTTGACTCGCTCCATTCGCGCTTGAGACGCGCCGCCTCGGTAGGTTCGTTGTCTTCGATCACGCCCGCGACGGTGCGAAGCGCTGAGTAGTTGCGACCCCAGCGAAGTGTGAGCGATGACCAGGGTGGCTCTGTTTCAGAAAGGCCTATCTGGTCATACTCGATGTCGTCATCAAACAGCGTGATGTCGGCAGTGGTCGGCACAGTGTGCTGCCGCATCACCAGTTCGTTGAGGCGGTTCAGGTACCAGTAAGCACCCAGCCCTGCACACAGGTCGTCAAGTACCTGGCGCCCGGTCACTTCACTGTTGTAATAGAGGCCCACGGTGTAATCGGGCATGTTGATGTCGCCCACCGTAATGCCGTACTGTCCAGCGACCCATTCCGCGATCAGATGCGGCGTGCTGTGCTGTTCCTCGATGTCGACTGTTAGGTCTAGCGAAACCGGTGCGTCGAGAACAAACCTGCCTTCGCTGGCGTAGTTACTTACCGTCAGCGTGGTAGAGCCTCCCTCCTTGGGCGTGAGGGACACACACGGTAAAAAGGACGCCTTATATTCGTATTGAGTGCCGTCGCTTGTGCGGTACGCCGGCGCGTTGTAGACGGAACCCAACGCCAGCGGTACCGGACCCCCGTCGTCAGGCAACTCGCCGGTATCGATGGGTTCATCGAGCACCGTGCTTTGATCGTCCATCGCAAACGTGATCTCGCCACGTCGGGCAGATGTGATGCCACCGTTGATGCCTCGCGCATGTAGGCGGAAATCATCCCGCGACCAATCCGGTCCGCCCAGGTATAGCCGAATGCTATGCCCTTGCCAGGCGCGGCTAACCCAGTGGGTAATCTCCCCATCGTCAATCAGCGTGATGTCGCCAAAGCTGATCAAGCCATCAATGCGGGTTTCAATGTCCACGGCTTCGATCAGAAGGTCGTCATAAATGCGGTTCGCCGCACTATCCGTAGGCTTGCTGATATACGGGTGAGACGACACATACTCAGTGCTGCCTGCGTAGTCCAGTTCGCACAATACAATGCGGGGTGCTGACAGATCCGCCAGCCAGTTATCGTACTGAGCGTCCGTCATACCGTGGCCCTCCGTTGGCGATTGTTGCGCGTTCCTTTGCGCTGTTCGCGCACCTGTTCACTTCGCTGGCCAGCGGCTTTTTCGGCATCGTTACGTCGCTCACTGCGTAGCTGAGCCACTTCGAGGCGAAGGGCACTCAACTCACGGGTAAGCGGTTCAAGGTTGATGGCAGGCCCGGAAGCGGCTGGGTTGGTGTGCATGCCACTCGAAATTGGCGGCAGATTTGGCATCGCCAAGCGGCGGCTGGGCAGTTCACGCAAGCGTTCTGCGGTATCTGCTGGGGCGACTAGCTCGCCTTTATGTAGTTGAGCAATATAACCATCGAATGGCACGTTCCAGAGTCCATCCGCGTGTGAACCATTATAAATTTCATCAGCGTTTTCCATGTGCCAGCGGACGTCGTCAATCGTGGCGCCGTTAGCCAGCTGATCGTTCCAATAGTTAAGGCCTTCTGCCTCCGGGTCACGACCGAGAATCTCGCGATAACTGTCAGCAACGGCACCGGTTGCATCAGAGAGCAAAGGGCTACCGCCCAAGTCGAGCCCGCCGGGGGTGTAACTGCCACCGTTCGCGGTGGTTTGCGTCGGGAAAATGCCTTCAAGGGCACTCGCCAGGTGCTCCGGAAGAGCCCCTATGAGATCCCCTAGCGTTCCCAGCTCGCTGTTACTACGAATTTGCTCGTCGAGAGAACGTGCCAGCGTATCGTGGGCACGCTTTTGCTCGCTGAGCAATTGACGCTCAATGCTCTCAATGCTTCCCAGGGCATCAACTGACATACCGAACTGACGCTCAAGATCGCTGACCGAGCCGGTGACATCTTCGAAAATGCCCGCGTACTGTGAGGATGACTGGCCGTAGTAAGACGCGGCGGCGCCTAAGTAGGCCGTTGATGCACCTTGGAGCTGCCCAGCGGCTTGGGTATCACCAGACTCCGCTTGGATTTGCAGCTCAGCGAACTGACGCTGTGCTTCACGCAACCGTTCCGCCGGGTCGAGAATCGACTGATTCGAGAGCATGAGCGAATTGATTAACGTGCCGAGCTGGTCGACAGCACGTAGCTCATCCTGAAGTTGCTGTTTGCGCTGTCGTGCCAAATCTTCTGCAATAGAGACGCTGGTGTTGTAATCGTCGATCGCGCCGTCAATGCCGACGATCTCGCTATAGCTAAACAGCGAGCCCGCTTGCATCTCTGAAGCCGCCTCCGACACTGTTCCTGCAGCCGCTTCAGCAGAATGGGCGATATTCCATAGGGCGCCCTCTAACGTAAGCGCACCGCTCGCTACCTGGTTAAACCAATAGTTAAGGCCTTCCGCTTCGGGCGCTCTTCCAAGTTCATCCTGGTACTGCTCCTCAATTGATTGGCGTACCGCGTCATTGGCTTGTTTCAGGGCCGGTGCGAGTTGCATCAAGCGCACGGCCAGTTCACCCGCTGCGGCGTCGTTGAGGTTCTGGGCTTCGACCATCGCCCTTAGCTCTGCAACCGTGGTGGGTACCTGGTCAGTAATGCCAGCAAGTGAGGCGCGCAGCTCGGCTTGCGAGCGGCTTAGGCGTTCTGTCTCGCTGTACGCAGCTTCGTAGTAGCCCTGGTTGATCACGTTTAGGTTATCGATGCCGCCAGCGATCTGGGCGAGGTTTCCAGCGGCTTCTAGGGCGCCTGCCGCTGTGGCATCAAACTGTAGGGCGAGGCGGTCGGCACCAGCACCTAGAAACTCAACCGCCTGGGCCGCTGTGAGTATCGATTGCGTTGCCGCTTCGATGTCGGTGCCGCTTTCAAGCGCAGCACGGAACTCGGCATTCATGTCAGCCGCCACAGCTGCCGCCATCTGCGCGCCGATATTTTCGATCTGAATGCCGCTCACAAGGCCGGTAACTAGCGCATCGCCGTCCAGGCCTTCGAGGGTATCGGTGAAAATGCTATCGGTGGCGGCGAGAACCGCTGATAACCGCTCATCAACGATATTGCCGATGTTTTTCGTTTTGCTGGATCGCCAGCCGTCCAAGGCGGCCTGCGTTTTTTCAAATTGATCGGCAGACATGACACCAGCGAGCGCGTTATCAATCTCGACAAACGCCGATACCATTTCTTTCAACGCATCATCGTCGGTCTTCTGTTTTTTGCTGATGCCGATGGTGCCGAACGCCGATTGCCCAGTGTAGCCCTCAATGTCACCGTATCGATTCACACCTTGGCCGATGGGGTCAGGGGCAACGTCGCTACCGATCTGCCCGTAAGACTTGCGCCCGCTGCCAAACAGCGAGTCGGCAAACCCGCCGATCGCAGAGCCAATGAATGTACCGATTACAGGTAGCACATACGTGCCCACTGCTGCGCCGATCGTTGCACCGTAGTTTGAGTTCGCCGTCTTGCCTGTTAGCGCGCTGCCTGCCTCGGTACCTGCCCAGCCGCCCGCGATGCCCGCACCTGCTGTGTAAATGCCGGTCATTGCGCTGCTGCCAGCGCCGGACATCCAACTGCTACCGCTGTTGGCAGCCGCCCCAGAGGCGTTACCGGCCCAACCACTATAGGTGTTGGTGCCCACTTGTGATGCCCAGCCCGAGCCACCGTAGCCCACCGCTGCGGAGCCTTGGCTGGCCATGCCTGAACCTGTCAGCCAGTCATAGCCTTTCTTGCCCGCCTTGAGCCAAGTGTCCGCATTACCCAGTTGGCCTTGCTGACCACCTGCCTGCTGGCCACTGGCCCCGCCATCCATTCCCATCATACCCTGCATCTGGACAACGATAGGGCGGGTGATGGCCATGTGGGCTAATTCAGCCAGTGTCTGATCCAACGCCCGCTTCATGATTTCGCCAGCGTTCTGACTGCCGTCGATGGCTGATTGCCAGAGATCCGCAAAGCCGTCGTCAAGGCGACGCAGGCCGTTAAGGCGTAGCTCATCAAAGGCGCCTTCCATCGTGAATGCCGCTTCAACGGTTTTGGCGGCCAGGTCGTCGGTATCGTTCTGGGCTTCGATGTACTGCTGCTGTAGCAGGCCCATCAACTGGATATTTTCAGCGACGTTGCCGGTGCCGGTAGCGATGGCCAGCGTAAGCGTGCGCATGTCGTCGGCTAGCTGGACCACTTCACGGCGGCCAGGGCGTAGGCGGTTGTGGAGTTCCTCTAGGGCGTCGGCTTGCGCCTGGGTGGAGTTGGCCAGTTCATCAGCCGCTTTAGTGGCGGCGGCATTCGTTTCGGCAAGCGTTCGAGTGCGCGTATCAGTATCGCGAGTGGTTTCGCCAAGCGCGGCCATCGCTTGGTCGTACTCACTCAGTAGCTGTGAGCCGTTATCAATATCGGATAACAGCATGCCTAATTCTTGGCGTAACTCTCGCCCTTGCTGAATGTCTTCAGGCGTAGCAATAGGCATCGCGCCGCCTTCAGGTGTCAGCTGGCCGGAGTTCCGCACCTTGCGCGACACCTCCACCAACTCACTACCCAAGCGTCCAGCTTCCACACGCATTTCGATTAGATCGGCGGTTAGCGAGGCGCGCTTGTTTTCCTGCTGGGCTTCAGTCAACAGGTGAAAAGAGCTAGTTAGCCCATCAACATCGATGGAGGTTTGAAACGATTCACTTCCAGCAAGGGTGACTTCTTCGCGATAGGCAAACATGGCGCCCGCAGCAGCGCCCAGCAGCGTGATTGCGATGCCGAGCGGGTTGGCTCGCACGGCGGTGTTGAATGCCCACTGCGCGACGGTAGCGGCTGCTATAACACCCCGATAAGTGCCATAAGCACCCGCCGCTGCACCTACAACCGTTACTGTATTAGTAACCGTTTGGAGCACTTGATCAGCACCGCCCGCGCTTTGGATCAGCTCAGTGAGGTTGCCTACTGTGTCGGCTAACGCAGGCCCCAGATCAGCGGCCAGCAAGTTTAAAAACCCTTGAGTGGTACCGCGAAGCTGCGCCATGGCGCGGTCGGCTTCTAGCGCGTTATCGATGTCGACTTGATCCATCGCCGCGCCCATGGCGTAAGCTTCATCGGTCAGCTCGCGCAGACCGGCGGCGTTATCTTGAAGAAGCGGCAATAAGCGCGTGGCGTCGTTTGCCAAGCTTTCCAGGTAGAAAATGCGCTGGCTCGGGTCTTCGATTTGCGAGATAGCGTCAGCGATCTTGAGCAGTTGTTGGTCCGGCGAGAGCCGTTGAAGTGCTCCTATTTGTAGGTTGAGATTTTCAAACAGGTCAGCGGCTTCACCACCACCGGTGGCGGCGAAGTCACCTAGCTTGTCGCTGACATCTTTGAAAATATCGCCCATGGTACCGGCACTCAGGCCGGTACGCTGGGCAGCGTAATCCCACGCTTGTAGCTCACCTGTGGCAATGCCGATACTGTTGGCCAACGCATCGGCATCATTGATTAGGCCAGCACGGTTAATAATGCTGCCCGCACCAAACGCCCCAACCAACGCAGCACCTACACCCACGGCGACGGACCGCATGCGGTCGAAATGCGCGGTGGTGGTTTGTACTTCCCGGCTTGTCGCCGTCAGTGCCTGTGTGGCCTGGCGGCCACTACGCTGGGTTTCGCTACCAAAGGTGCGCGCTTCGCGCTGGGTCTCGCGCAGATGATCGGAAACCGTGATAGCGCTACGGCCCGGTGCTTCTAGTGCCGTTTCGGCCTTTTTGCTTTCCCGCTCTGTGGTGGTGCTAAATTCCCGCACGTCACCCTGGGCATCTTTTAAGGTGCCCGAAAGCTGGCGATTATCGCCAGTGAGGGTGACGCTAAGCGTTAGATTGTTCGCCACGATGTTTCCTTCTCTAACGTTTAGTTGCGGGTTTGGTTCATGACGCTGAGTGCGCCGCGCTCGATAAGCTGCACTTGATCCAGCCGCTCAAGTTGTTGCTCCGGGGGAAGTCGGTAGAGGCTGAGGACACTGATAACCGCCTTCACATCTAGCCCTTCACGGCAGCCTTCCATGCCTCTGAATAGCCACTGCCGAGAACAGCGAAGGAAGGTTTCTACGGCTTGCCAATTTTCCGGCAGCACATCGAATACATCCGGTTCCGCATTTTCTGCCTCTGCCTCTTCGGCCAGCTCGCCGCCCAGGGAAATACCAAGGGCAGCGAGGTCTTCCTTGACCAGATTGGGGTGGCCAATGCTGGCCTCAGCCCAATACGCACCAGCCTCTAGAAGATTCGCGGTCGGTTCTTTTTTTGGATACTCGCCTGATAGGCGCTTTGCAGTGCCGCACAAATGGCAGAGTCGTTCTTCGCGGCATGTAGCAGCTCATCGCCTTCTAGCGTTTTGCCGTCTCCGTCTTTCAGGCAGATATCTTCAATACCCACCAACACTTGGTCTAACAGCGCGACATCAGCGCCAGAGTTGCGCAGTTCATCTTCTGGGACGACTTTGAAAGTGGCCTTGAATTTACCGCTATTCTCTTTGCCATCTTCGTCGTAGACAGTAAGGGCAACGGGGTACTTGTAGGTGCGCTTTACGTTGACTGTGAACACGGGTAGTTCTCCTGGTGATAACGGTTCGTTAAAGGCTGTTTAACGGCTGGTTAGGTGGTGGTTACGGGGTTTCGACTAACGGCGTGCCCACAACGATTTTCACTTCGTCGTTACCGTCGATCGGCTCGGGCATGTAGTTGATCGTCAGCATTTGCTTGCCTTTCACTGCGCTATACGTCGGCTGTTCGATACCGATGGCTGGCATGTAAAACGTGATCATTTCAGCAGGGTCGGCGGGCGCTTTGCCGTGGGTCAGCTTGAGCGCGCCGGTTTCGGCGTTCTGGTGAATCGCGAAGTAGTCCTTTACGCCGACGCCAGGATCTTCGATCTGCACGGTGCCTGAAGGGCCACGCCCCGTGATCTCGATATCCGCGCCTCCGACCACTTCGGACATGTGCTCCACTTGGCCACTCATGTTGAGAGAGAATTGGCTGAAAGGAGCGGTGACACCATAGAGGCTCATGTTCTCGGTATTCGTGCTGTTAACCACCAGGGCTTTACGCCACTGAGTCAACGTGACGCTCGGCAACTCCGCTGCGGTGACCGGGCTAACCAAGCCATAAAGCGTGAAGCGAATCACTGGAATGCCGTTACCGTTGAGCGTGAACTCTGGCGTGCCATGGGCGCCGCGCCCCTTGTGAAGGTTGCCGTCCATGTGGGCGAAGAACACACACGAGTCTTCATCATCGGAGACAGGGCTATAGATGACCCGCTCATCCACTTCAATCACTTCACTCCAGCCGCAAGCGCGCAGCATCTTGCCCCACGGCGGCGGGGTTCCTAATTCGCCGCTGGTGTTTAGCTCAACTTCAACCACCACCTGAATATGCTTTTCACCAGGGGCTTGAGGCGAGTTGCCGTAGTAGGGGCGCACGAAGTTGCGCTCGATGTTGTTACCGGCTAATGGTGTGGTGGTGATTTCACGCGCCAGAACAGCATCACTGGCCGCAGCGGGCGTGGTGGTGCCATCGTTGTATTCAGATTCCAGGGCGACGATGAGCGCCCGGCGGTTTTCTTTCATGCTCACGGTTCGTTCTCCTACCACCGATATTCGGTAGTGAATACGTCGACCCAGAAAAGGGCGTGTGATTTAAGGGCTAAGATCTGGCCGCGCTGCCACTTGATGGCGCTATCGCAGTCGTCTGGTAGCCAGTTGATCAAGCTGTCCAGCATTGGCTTGCGCAGTAGCGTCAGCTCATCGTCGGTATTGCCCAGCGGTAAGTTGATCCGCTTAATACCGGTGACGAGCAGCACCTCGGGCTTCACCAGGTGGTCGGCGCCGTTGCTCATGTCATGGTGTGTGACGGTGTCACGCCCTAGCACCAGCATGCGGCTAGGCCATTGCTTGGCACTTTGGGCAGCGTCCACATCGGCAGCAAGCTGCACCACGGGGCCACCCAAGGCGTTTAAGCGTTCCAGCCACGGCGTGAGCGACAGCATTACTTGGCCTCTTTCCCTGTTGGCTCTTCAGTGGCCACTGCCTTCGGTGGCGGTGTTGCCTTCTCCATCACCATCGCTGGGTCGCGTGAAATGGCTTTGTAAGCGCTGCCGCGATCGTCCAGCGTTAAGTACTTCCAGGTGTTGTCGAAAATGACACCGCACACCTGGCGCTTTACGCCTGGTGACTTAGTCTTCACGCGAACCGATACCGCCTCACGGGGCCGTGGTGGTGGCGCGTCTTTATCAGCGTCTTGCTTAGCCGCTGCTTTAGTGGTCTGTTTGGCACTCATGGCCATCTCCTTAAAAACCGCCGCCGGAAAACACACGACGACTTGTGTTCATCTGCACGTTACCGACGCTGCTTGCTGCTGAGCCGGTCGATATGCCGAGCTTGACGGTGCCGTTGGCAACGCGAACCAGAAACTTCACCGCATCGTCGTAGCGCTTCTGTACCTGCTCGCTCGCCTGTTCGTCATAGAGCCGGTACCGGGCGATATCGCACGCATAGGCGGTGATGATGCGCGTTACGTTTGCGAGCGGTACGGTGTAACCCGCTGCACTCACATAACCGTCGATCTCGCCGCTGGCGTCGTCACAGGCACGCTCAACAACAGCGGTATCAATGGCCGTGCCCGTTTCATCGCGGGCAAGCGCGAGCAGCTCGGCTTCACCAAAGCGTTCGATGAGATCCGCTTGCGTGCAATACGGCATCGGTTAGGCCTCCGGCTCGCTGGTCGCTTCATCCAGCGGGAAGGTGCAATCTTTCACCTCCAATGCTGGGTCATCGCGCAGTTGCTGGATTTGCTCTTCGCTCAGCGCCTCCAGGGCAATACCCATGCCCTCGCGGTTGAAGCGGAAGCCAGCACGGCGGCGGCTTTTGAAGCGGCGCTTGGTGCGCACGAAAACACCAGGCAGTTCAAACATCGGCGGTAGCGCTTTGCCGGTGCCATCGCCCGTGATGGTGTTGCCCTGGATCTCGGTCGGCTGGGACACTGCTTCCTGCTCAGCGTTGGGCGCTACGGCATCAGCCGGTGTCGGTGCTTCCGGTACCGGCTCGGCTTTTTCCTCAGTCGCTTCTGCTGCTGTAGCCGCTTCTGCGCTGGCCTGGGCTTCCTGCTCAGCATTTGGCGCTACTGCATCGGCTAGCGTTTCCGTTACCGGTGCGTCTTTTGGCTCAGTCGCTTCTGCCTTCGCCTTATCTTCTTGCTTAGCCTTGGCAGCAGCGCTCTGTTTACGTGTGGTCATGGTGTTGCTCTCCGTTGCGCAGTGCCCGCCTAAGCAGGCACTGCGAATTGCGGTTTAACGTGCCGTTAAGCGCTGGTTAACCAGGGGTTCAGCACCAGGGTCGAGGTGTTCGCCCATTTGTTGGTTTCACCACCGGCGGCGAGCGTGCTCTGCAGCACGGCACGGGCAGCCCCTTCCATAGAGTTGGGCACCATGGTGTGCGAGTGGCGCAGCGCGAGCGGGCGGCCATGGTCGCCTTTCAACTTCGTTAATGCTTGTCGCGCTGCTTCGTAGTTCTCGGGGGTAAACGGCTGACGAGAACGCACGGCGAGCTGCCAGAGACCGGCACCCGCTTCCACACGGGCATCCACACCGAACAAGAACTTGTCGGTCATGAACACTTGCGTGTCGTTGAGATCAGTAATCGAGCGGAAGTTGTAATCACGCCGCTTTTGGAACATGACCGCTTTGATCACGCGGGTGTTATCCATCACGTACCAGGCGTCACCTGTGCCGCCCATATCGTTACTGACGGAGACCTCTTTACCCGACTCATCAAGCACCGGGTGGTCGGCATCAAACAGCGGCTGGCCGTCGTAGCACTCCGGGTTTTGCTCAAGCACTTCCACGGCAAGCTCGTTCGGGTGCTCACGTGAGCTACGGCCAAACTCTTGGAAGATGGGCGACCACAGGCCATAGGTGTCGTCTTCTATGGAATCCCGTGGCACACCTTCGGTCAGCTCGAACTTGCGGTTCTTGATGCTGAACGCCGCACCTTCCAGGCTGTGAATGACCCGATCGCCCAGCCATTCGCGCATGCGCGGCAGGCTCTTGAGGAAGGGGTACACCTCAACGGCAGTGGTGCTGGGCACGGTGGTACAAAACAGCTCATATAGCGCTGCCTGTTCCCCCATGGAGGTAAAGCCCTGCTGGAAGGCGGTGTTATAGGCCTGGAACAGCACCTTCAAATTGGCGGAAGTAAGATTCATGAAATCAGTCCTTATCAGGCGCTAGCGGCAACGCCGTTAGTCGGGTCGATGTTGACCCACACGCCGTTGTCGTCGACGTCGTCGACAATGCCAGCGGGGGAACGGGTAGCGGTGCCATCGGTTTTGGCAACGGTCTGGTTATCGACGATGTAACAGACCTGGCCAATGTCAGCGGCGGTGATCGCATCGGTACTGGCAGAGTTAGCGAAGCGGAAATTGCCGCGCTTCACTTCCACGGACTGGTCGCCATCGGCACCGTCGGTGTTGTCCTGGTAGTGCTCAAACACACCGGCAGCGGTCAGGCCTGTGGCGGTAGTGCCTGGCTCGGTAAAGCCATCGGCGTTGATGACAGCGATGGTGCCCGCGAAACACTCGGTAGCCGCAGCGACCAGATGGCCGCGAGACAGCCCTAAGCGGTGCGGGGTGTTTCGGTTTTGGGTTGCAGCGGTCACGGGGTGATCCTCTTGCCTGTTGGGTTAGTGCGCCTGCTTATGCAGCGGGTACGGGGTTGGCTTCGCGGTACTTCTCGGGCGAGATACCCATGCTTTTGCACACTGCCAGCTCTGTCTCAGTCAGCTTGCCGTCGCCTTTCACCTCGGCACCTTCCGGCGGCTTGCCTTGGGTTTGGGTGGATTTCAGCGCGGCGATGCTGGGCGCGCCTTCTAAATGCGCCTTACACGCAGCAATGCCTTTTGTACGCAGCCAATCCGCCGTTTTCTGGCCAGGGATGCGACCATCGTCCAAGCCTTCCTTGATCAATGCGTCCAGCTCAGCGGTTTCACTGCCTGACTTGAGCGCGGCCAGTTGCTGTGTGGCTTCCTGGTACACCTCAACAGGCACGTACTGGCTCATATCAGCAGGGGCTGCCGCACTTGAGGCTTTGAGCGCGGCCACGGCTTCAGATGGCTTCGCGTCGTCTTTGGCACCTAGTGCTGTGCGGAACGCGTCTGCGTCTGCCTTGGCAGCTTTTAGCGCAGCGATAGCAGTGTCGATCTGCTCATCGGTGGCTGAAGCGGCTAAGCCTAGGGTTTGAATCAGTTGCTCACGTTTCACGGTGTCGATCTCCTGGGCGTCATCATTGACGTCATGGGTAATCGCCATCCGAGCAGCGGCAAGCTGCGCCGCGCCCTCATCAATGGCGGGGGTGTTGGTTAATGCCAGGTGCAGCAGGTCTAACGGCACACCGTTGGCGTCGTAAGGAAATACGGGGGAGAGGTAGCGGTATTCGTTGGCGTCGATCGCAGCACTAGCGGCGGCTGTCCAGGTGATGGAGCCGTAAAGGCCATCATCCCGCCATTCAAGCGAGCGCGGGTCTAGCCAGCCAGAAGCGGGTGCGGGCTTGCCGTTGATCTCTGCGTAAAGAGTTTGGTGTTCGTAGTCGAGGGCAATATCAGTGCTGCGACCTGCGGCTAGGCGGATAATCGCTTGAGCCGCTTCGGAAGTGAGGTGCCAAGGACCGGTGCCTTCAGCAGCCCCACGCGGTGCGTGAAAGGTGCCAGCAGGCATCAGGCGCGTTTTGTCGCTTGTGGTTTGCACACTTAGGGCGCAAACAGCAACGCGGGGCTTGGAGTGAAGGCTGTGTGTAGTCATGCCCCCATGATCGGGGGCTTAGGATGGGGCGTGGATTTAAAGCGCTTTAGGAGTTTTGGGCACAAAAAAACCGGGCACTTGGCCCGGTTCTATTTCCCTACCTTAACCCCTGTATTTGTCTCGAGGAATCCTGAGACGATATACCCCCCCAGTTGGGTGATAACGACGCTTCCCCTTCACAGTGATAAAGCGGCTAAATACTTCAACGTAATCATCGTTACGGTTTTTCATGGTTTCGAACTCCATTACGCCGCCATTGACGAGCACAGAATCCGTCACTACACTTCGTTTTGTCTGTCCAGGACGATAACGAGTGCAGATTGGGTCTATGCACAAGGGAGGGCGGTTTCCCCCCTGTTCCAATCGCACCTCAAGAAAAAGGGGGAAGACCAAAACGCTGCATTTGCTGAGCGAATTTGTCTTCTCTCTTTTTTTCTTCAAGTGCTTCTCGAGCGATTTTCCAAGTTACCCCAAAGGTTTCTTGGACTTTATAGATACTCCAATCCGTATCAATCAGCCTTTTATCAACGAGAAACTCACTTGCGAACTTATCTGCCTGCCATTCGCAGTCGCTCTCAAGAGAGTACGAATTACTGCCTCTAGCAAACGATCTTGGTTGATCGGCATGCATGAACAAATGCCCTAGCTCATGAGCTAATGTGAACAATGCTTCTCTATCGCCTTCGGCTGCCGCGTTATAAACTGACTCACGAATAGTAATTATTTGTTCGTCAGGCTCTGTTTCTGCAGCTGCATTCGGCAGCTCTTCATCAGAAACAATATGCATCGCAAATTCTTCCTGAATATAGAGCAATTCGAATATTCTCATCATGGGAAGCCGATGAATCGGCCTCGCATGATTGCTGGTCATCAAACCAGTGATTTCGTCACGTATGGCCTGTGCGATCTCTCTAATTTCTTGACCGCATTTAGGTGTAGCTTTAGTCGCATGTGATCGATTCACGCTGTCCTCCTTTCTCCAGCATGCGTGTCAGCTTTTCTTTATCGCTGTCATTGAGATCTTGCATTTTCCTGGCAAAAACCATGGCGAGCTTCTTGTCTTCTTCGGAAGAGCCCTTCAGATCTATATTCAGAGAGTCCAAAGATTTAGCTGCAACTGTATGGAATTGCTCCAATTCATCTCCTTGCAGCCCGTATGAAATCTCAATGTTCTTCAGCATTTTGCTAGAAGGAGCTTTTTTACCAAGCTCAACTGAGGACAAGTATGCAGCGCTGATGTTTACCTTTTCGGCCATCGTTTTCATGATTTCGGCATTGTTGAGTCTGAGTATCCTCAGAAACCTTCCTAGCTCTGTAGTTTTCATGACCGTTCTCCTATCCATCGTGGTGTTTACCTTCGGGAACACTAATTTCACTCAAAGGAGTGCAGTTCAACCTCTGGTTTAATTAGATTATCTAAGGATGATTTTTTTGTCAACCCAACTTAGATAAATCTCTTTGAAGCACTGACCACAGTTTAAAATGCTCTCAAACAAAATCTAACGCGGGTCTAACGCGCCTTGCGGGAGAAATTCGGGCCAGCGTAGCGGGTAACGCCTTAGCAACGCTTACAGGGCCGCGTTGCGGGATGGCGTTTAGAGACTTAGGTGGTCGGCTAGGGTAGCTAATACTTCGTCTTCATCGTCATCTGATAGTCCGATAAATTCACGTCCTGGTATGTCGCCCCATAGGTGCGGGAACTCAGCTTTGGTACCGCCGAAGTTCTGCATCGCGGCGTAGACCATCAAGCTGCCCCATTCGACGCTATCGCTAGCAGCCGAGTAGCTGAACTGTTTGGATAGCTCATTGCTTTCGCCTTCGAGCACACGCCCGTGGCCTTTGCGCTTTTCAGTGACGGGCGAGTTATCGGCCCAGGGGTGCCGTCTGGTGCTTCTTTATCTCTAAACCTCTGCTGGGTGCGGTTGATCATCTCTTCACCGATGCTCTTCATCGGTGCGGTGAGGTCGTCGCCTTTTTGCAGCAGCTCGGTTATAGCGCTTTCAACTTCGTCAGTGCTGACGTTAATCGTGGACATTCAGCCTCCTATCGCAAGCGCACGGCATCCGCCGGTGGTGTGTCGGTCTCGGATTTAAACAGCGTGACGTAGTAGCTGCCTGCTTCGGCTTCACGGCGTAGCTCTGCGCGGTACGTCAAACCATCAACGATGAGATACACAAGGCGCGAGAGATCCGCCTGCTGGTAGACCTCGCCATCTTCGAGCATCTCCTGGATGCGCCGGTAGTCGTTGGCGCTTATCTCCGGGTTAGCCTGCCGTGCAGCTTGAGACAGCAACACCACGGGGGATTCGCCACCAAACACCTGGCGTTCTGCGGTGGGTACCACCGCGACCGGAAACTCACCACTTACCTCGCCATTTATAACGCGGTTGAATAATGGTGCTTCCACTAATTGCGCTACGTTCTGCCGGGCAATGTTGGCCTCGACGCTACCCAAGCGCTCTAGCCTGGCGGCGATCGCACGCTCGGTTGCCGTTTGTCCTGGGGCGTAATCCCAACCAGGCTGCACGCCATTGGGTACGGTGACCACTTCGCCAGTGGTGTTATCGACGCTTTCATAAGTGCCATCATTCGGAGCTGCATCTGGGCCGTCTTTGCCCAGGCGCTTTAAGCCGCGTTCGTTTAACGTCTCGACACCGCAGTTGCAGCCGAAGCCGTTGGGCGCGAAATGGGTTTGCCACCACGGGTGATCGTGACGCAGCACCAGGTTGTGCCAGCGTTTGTGCTGCTGGCGTGGGTTCTCGACCGTGTTGTGTACGTAGCGCCAATACGGGCGCAGGCGCACAACGTCGGGGTCGGTCATCTGCTGCCACCGGCCAGCGGCGTAGGATGTATCCAGATTCGTCTTGTAGATAAGGCGGGTACGCCATGCGCGGCCCGCTTTGGTGTCTCCCCCTGTCCAGCCGGTCCACCCTCGCTTGGCAACGATCTCTTCAAATTGCTTGCGGAACTCACCCAGGCTCTGGCCGTTGCTAATGGCGTCATCGACCGCACCGCGCAGATCCGCTAACAGATCCGCCTTGGTAGCGCCTGCGACCACAAAGGCAGCGTCGTTTTGGTCGAGTGTGATTTGGCCGCTGCGGGTGGTGGGCAGGTTCAGCTTGTTACGGAAGAACGTCACTTGCTCCGGGAACGGGCGGCGGAACTCAGCGCTAATCGGCATTGCCGGTTTCCTCATCGACCGTTGCTCTGCCTGCCAGATCGGCGGCCTCAAAGGCGGTGGCCATCACATCGGCAAGCTCCGATTCATCAAGGTCATCAAAGGCCGTGGCGATCATCTCTTGCAGCTGCTCTAGGCTTTCCGCTTGCTCTACCAGCTGCTGCACCTTGTTAACCCAGGCGTCTACGACCGGCTGCGCCTGGCCGTCTAGCTGGTCGAGGGTGGCGTCACGGTAGTAGCTGGGCTGACCTGGCTGCGCGGGTGCCTGGCGCAATGCCGCGATAGGTTGGCTCGACTGTGCCAAACGTAGCGCACCAAAAGCATTTGGCGCCGCTTTTGGCATTAGCACATCCTCGCCTTCGGCAGCTTTTGGGATGCCGCTTTTCTCGTGGAACCACCACATGGGAATCTTTGCGCCCATGTCTACCAGTGCAGGCAGGCTCTTGGAGAGACGGTCTAGATCCTCGGTTTCACCGCAATCTAAATAAAAGCGCGGGGCGCGGTTTGGCTTATCAATGCCGAAGTTTAGCGCGGCCATAGGCCAAAGAATGCTCTTGCGGATGCTGCCCGCGTATTGCCGTGCATCGGAACGAATCAGGCTCATCTGACCACGCTCATGCACGTTCCCGAGGGCGTTGGTGTTCGTGCCTTCACCGGTACCGCTGGTGAGCGTGCCGCCTAGAATCGCCTTGGCCTTGGCGCGTTCGCACCAGTCCATCATGGTTTTGTAGATATCGGCTGAGCTGCCTTTGCCCGCCGCTTCGGTAAAGTCGATGGCCATGCCTTCGGGGATGATGCCCGCTGCGTTCTGGCCCAACGTGACCACGGCGCGCAGCAGCGTAGCCTTTTCACGCTCGGTCGCGTTCTTCGGGTACTTACCAATGCGGGCCGGTAGTCCGTAGATTTCGAGCAGCTGCGCCAGGTCGCCCAGGGCGTAGTTTTGGAACAAGTACGGCCACGCCAGCATGCGGTGTAAACCCATGCGGGCGACGTAGCCCGATTTAGCGCGGTGACGGTGTTGGACCCAGCCCAGCGGCCACAGCTCGGCACCAGTCGCGCTCATGTCGCGTAGCGTGATGCAGTTCTGATCATCCGGGTGCAGCCGGAACCAGCTATGGGGGCGCAGCGTGGGCTGCTCGATGTAGCGCATCGCGCCATCTCGTTGCCATGGAAGCTCCAGGTTGGCCCAGCCGTGGCCGATGCCGGTACCGAGATCCAAAATCAGGTCTTCCACTTCCAGCGCGCTAAACACTTCAATGGCCTGTTCAGTGGCGCGCTTCTCTACAGCGGTGGCGTTGTCCGGTGGCACGATCTGCCACTCTCGCTCTGCGGCTAGCTGGCGGCGCTTGCCCAGGTCGGCACCGATCTGGGCGTCTTTCTCTTCCATGTCGTCAAAAAGTTCAGATTGCGCTTTCAGGTCGCCTTGCTCAGCCGCTTCCAGGATCTGGTAGAGCCGTGCGGGCGTTAGCCCCTTGGTGGGGTGCTCGGCAAACTCGCGCTTGAGCTGTCCGATCCGGGCGTCATTCGTTTGCTGTTCTTTCAAGGCTGGCGCACTGGCTTTGACCAAATTGCGCCGATACTTTGCGGTAGGGCTTACCATGCGCCGCCTCCTATTCCAAAGCTGGTGTTTTCAATATCGTCGCTGTCGTTGTCCTGGCTTGAGCCAGGCAGGGGCGCGGGGGTGAATTCGATCGAGGTGATATCCATCAGGCTGGCGTAGTAGGCCATGGCCAGCGCGATGGCAGCATCGCCGTGGCGGTCTTTGCTGTCGCCGGTTTTGGCATCGGGCAGCTTGGGCACGCCCTTGATCACCTGCAGGGCGCGTAGGTCGTCGACCACGTTGCTGTCGCGGGGCAGCATGATCAGCTCATCTTCAAACGCTGCCTTGAACGGCGGCATATTGTTCAGGTACCAGCTTTGGGAAAGCATGACGACCTCGACAATGCTGCCGTAGCGCTCGGCTGCCTGCTCGGCTAAGTACTGGCCGTTGCCGCGACCATCCAGCGCGCCGCCTTGTAACCTTGGCAGGCGATCGGCAATAAAAAACAGCACTTGCTCTTGCTGCTTGAACGGCACGTTGCGCAGCTCGACCAGGAACGGCACCTGGCGCACCAACTGTTGAGTGATGGCCATGGGGGCAATCACGGTTAAATCACCACTGCGGCCAAAGTCTTCGCCAAAGCAGTGAGCCAACTTGGGGTCGAGTTTTTCCAGTAGTGGCAGCAGGTGTTCAATACACCAGGCGTTGATCTCTAGTGCTCGGTAGTGCTCGGGTACTGCGTTGAATTCGGCGCTGCCTTCGAAGCGAATCACCGGCGCATCGACCATGCGCGCTTCGATCATGGCGCGTGAAAGGTAGGCACCACCGCCTGCTTTGGGTACGCAGTAATACTCTTCTAACGCATCCTCTTTGGTGGCGGTGTCCTTCAGCAGGTTGGCTTTCCACGCGTCTTCCGCTTCCAGGCTCCACGGCTTGCCGCGTACTTGGCAAATGCGCTGGTACAGCCCTTGCTCGCAGGCGTCATCCAGCGTTATGCGGTGAACACTGTAGCGTTTCTTTTTCGCTCGGCTGTCTTGGATCAGCTCATTGAAAACGTTCTCAACGCCGTTGTGGGTGCTGATCAAGCGCACCTTGGCGCCCCACATTGTGAGGGCTAGTGCTGCTTTGAGTACCTCAGCGAGCTGGTCATGGAAGGCGGCTTCGTCAATCGTGACGTTACCCTGGCGGCCACGCATGTTGCTGGGGCGCGAGCTAAGCGCCTGGATCTTGAAGCCACTAGAGAAGTGGATATTGAAGGTGAGGATGTCTTTATCCTCATCTTGGTAAAGCTCTTCCTGGATGTGCGAGGCAGCGCGATTGAACGCCTTAGCCCACATGGCGCAGGCGTCGATAAACTCGATGGCCATGTCCTTGTTGCTGCCCACATAAAAGTGGTTGGTACCACCGGCGGCCTTAGCACTACTAGCCGTTAGCACGGCATCGGCGGCCTCACCCCAGGTCAGGCCGGTACGGCGGCTTTTCTCGGCAATCTTGAGATCGGATTCGTCTTCAATCCATGCCTTCTGATAGGGCAGCAGAACGGATTTAGGGAGCGCACTCATTAGGCAATCCCCAGTATGTCGCGCTTGATTGAGTCGATCGCTTCGCGGCTCATGCCTTGCGTGGCCATGCTGGTTTCGGCTTTCGCTGCTGCCTCTTTAGCGACTTCCACCCGCAGCTCTTTGGCCCACTTTTTCTGGCTTAGCGAAACACGGCCAATATCGGCCAGGGCTTTGGTCACGCTGGAAAGGTGCTTTGCCGCCACGTCGGGTTCATGCTCGGCTTTACGCATGGCGATAGAGATACGTAGCAGCTGGTCTTGTACGATCCTAGCGGTCGCATCGATCAAGTGGCCGCTTTCGTCTTCGCCTTCGCTTGCCATGGCGCGGGCTAGCTCGGTGGTCTTACGCACGTCGCCCATGGCTTCTTCGAACTCTTCCTGCAAGTCTTGGCCATAGCGGTGCACGCTCGACTTGGAAACGTTATAACCGCGCTCGCTTAGCCACCCAGCTAACGCTTCGTAGCCTTGAAAGCCACTGCTGACCAGGCGCTCGTTAAGCTGTTCGCGCACATCCTGGGGCAGGTCGAATACCTTATTGCGAGGCGGCATGATCAAACCCCTGGGCGTGGTTTAGCGACGCCAGGTACGTTAGCGAGACCCTCGGCACAGTCAGCACCGCGTGAGGTTAAGGTAACGATCCAGCCTATGCGGGGAGTCTGCGTAATCACCAACCCTTGTTCTTCTAGCCAGGCGAGATCGCCATGCAGCTTGTCGCGACTGATATTGTGGGCGTAGGCGCCTTTCAGCTCATCGTTCAGGCTGTATTCGTTAGTCGTGAACTGGTTGCGGCGTGAGAGAATCCGCAAAATAACCAGCCGACGGCCTTCGGTTTCAAAGTCTGGATAGCTCATTTATCGGTTCCCCTTTTCCGTCAGCAGGTATTCGTGCAAGCGGTTGAGTAGTTGATTACTGGCCTGCACTTGCATGGCCAGCTCACCCACTGATCTGTTCATGCCCGCCATCTCGCCGCACAACTTGTCGATCTCGCTGAAGCCAGGGCGGTTTTCAAGCGTTTGCTCTAGGCGTGACACGTGCTTATCAACCTCATCAAGCCGGATGTGAACCTCGCGGATGGCGGTACTGGTGGCGCGGTTGCGCGTGGTCCACCAGACGTAAACCCCACCCGCAAGCAGGAAGCCGTTCTTAAGCAGCTCGAAAAGAAAGCGGGCATCCCATATGTTGGTAATTTCCATGTTCCCCTCAGTCTTCGTCTTCTTCGTCGTTACTGGCCACGCACTTGTCGGCGTGTTCGCGCACGCGGGCAAGCTTTAGCCAGCCTCGCGTTGCCCAGTGGTGTAAGTCGGTGATGTAAAGCGCCACATCGTTCTGGGTGTAATCACCCACAGGGCGCAGCGGTTGGCGTTCTTGTGCTGTCATGCCCGCTGGTGCGGCGCATTCGTAGACATTGACAGAAGGTGGTGGAGGCAACTCTGGCGGCGTACTGCTACAGGCAGCCAAGGCTGCGGCAGCGCCGATGATCAATACCGTTCTCATGGCAGCGCCTCCAGCGTTGAGCGCAACACCGGGGCCACCTCGCCATCGTCGCTGGCGGGCGATTCCTGAATGCGGCGGCGTAGGACGTCGTAATCCTCGGCCTGTTCGGCCAATTCTTCTTGAAGCGCTTTAAGATCGGCTTCGGCGAGGCGTCGGCTGCGCTCGGCGTAGCCTAGCTCGTCGGCTACCTCATTGGCTTTCTGCTTCCAGGCATCGCGCTTATCCACCATTTGGGATAACGCAGAACGCTCAAGGGCGAGGTCGGTTTTCAACGTGTGGTTCTGCCATACGTTCCAGCCAAGAGCGCTTGAGACCAAAATAAGTAGGATGGTGGTTATGCGTTGCATGGCGCACCCCCTTGCCATCCCGCGCGCTCATAACGGGGCGTGAGCGTGAGTAGGATGTGTCGCACGTAGTGGCGGTTTTCTCGCAGGGCCCAGCCTGCGCGGTGGGTGTACTTCTCAACGCTTCCAAACCACACTCTGGGGTTATCCCCGGCGGCGGTCGCTAGGCGCCTGTCTCTGTTCACCCACCCAAGGCCGCCGTTGTATGCACTGAGCGCAAAGGCCCAGCGTTGGCATTCATCAGCGGCACTTGCCAGCTGCTGCCAGTGCCACTTGTTGTAACGTGCCTGGGCCCTCATGGCCCAGCCGGGGGAGTACGGGGCGGCGCGGCCCAGGTCGGGGTAGATTTCCGCGATCCATGCCGAGGTGCTGGGCATAAACTGACTAAGCCCCTGGGCACCCACGGGGCTGTTGACATTTGATCGCCAGGCGCTTTCTTGGTGGATCTGCGCGGCATGCACGGCGACACGGCCATTCATGCCCCATTCTTGCTGCACCACGCGGGTTAGCTCTCGCTGGTAGCCCTGGGCAGCGTTGGGTATTTGGGCATGAGCAGGCTGGAAAAGCTCGAACGCCAGCAGCGCCGCCAGCACCACACACATGGCGATTCTGGTGCCGTGTTCCCGTAGGTAAGCTTTGAGATCGTTCATCATGTCCGTTCCTCCTGGAGCGCCGATTCCGCACGCTCGACCACATCTTTCAGGCGGTAATAAGCGGCTAAACGCTTAGGGCCAGCGGCAAGGGCGTCTATCTCAGCAACCAGGCGTTCGCCTTCAGCAAGCAGCTCAGCGGCGGTATCGGCGCCCATGTCAGACTTCTAGGCCAAGCGCGAGAATAGCGGCGGCGATGATGATTGAGCGGCGCAGCATGAGCGCTTCCCAGGATGTGACCTCGTTCGTGTGCTTATCTGGATTGAAGCTATCCGGGCGGGCGTAGGGGAATATCGAGCGGTCGATCCAATAACCGAGGTAGGCGCCCCAGCACAACTTGCTCAGCGACCAGAGCAGCACACCGAGTTGGTGCGGGTAGAGCAAAGCAACGACGAAGGTGGCGAGAATAGCGAGGATCAGCCAGGGGCCGATGCGAAGCTTGTCGAGCAGGTTGTAACGGGTTTGGGGGGTCACGGTAGGTAGCCTCATTGCGTGCGTGGTGAGCGGTAAGCACAGTGCAGTGAGGTTTAGGCTAGAGGGGATCGACTAGGTGTCGGGAATCAAGCGGTTTAGGAGTTTTGGAAGGCTAGAAAGAAAACAACCCGCCGTGGCGGGTTTGTTGGGAGCTATCGCGATCAGTTCGCTCGGGCGCTCTATTTCGTATTCAACTCGATTTCCGAGCACTCGGCAACTATGAATTGGAGCAGTTATCATCCCAAAGATCATCAAACGTTAACCATGATTTTTCCATATACACTCGATTTGACGGAGGACTATTGACGAAACGCTGGAAACCCACATAGCCACCATAGGAATTTTTCCCATTTACCTCGCCACATACAGTCACTACACCCCACTCGTTTTCTTTTGTTTTGATGATATTGCGAAACTGAGCTGACTCAGGATCGCGAAGCTCACTGGCAACGGTCTCTTTTGCTGTTTTAATGTCCCCAGATTCACAGCCCGCCAATAGCGCGGCGCTGATAATCGTGATCCCTGCGAGTGCTTTCATGATTGTTCTCCTAACTCGGTTGAGGCTAGCTTAGCCGTTTGAGCTGTCGCCGAAAAGATCAGATTGCATCCGGGCGCGGGCTAGTTTGCGCTGCTCGCCGAGAATGCTATAGATCTGCGCTTCGGTCAGGTCGTAGTCTTCGACCAGTTGGGGGATGTTGTCGCCGGTGTGGCGCTCCCATATTTCGCGGTCTCGCAGGGCGCGGTCTAATTGGCGGCCTTGGGGTACGTAAAGACTCCGCCCACCGGCAAACGAGCTGATAGCCCGCACGGCGGCAAAGGCGCGGCTGCGGGCTACTTTGGGGTCATCACCGGCGCGGAAATGGGCGTTCTCGACCACGGTGAGCATATCGCTTAGCCCCTGTGGCCACTTCTTGAGTATCTCAGGGTCGAGGTAGTCCAGGGCATCGGCGGGGATGCCGAAGCCTAGGTCTAGGTTGTCTGCCTTATGCGAGTTCATCGGGGTACCGTCCTTGCCGCTTGGCGTCGATGATCAACGCCTGGAGCAGCTTGTGCAGTTGGCTGTCGTCGAGAAAGTCCACACGATCCACCTTGAACATGTTCCTAGCCATGCCGTCGGCGTAGGCCCAGGCGCGGCCCGCGTGTGTGAGCAGTGCCTCGACCTTGTTCATTTCCGCTTGGCGGGAGCGTGGAGGGTTGGGGGCTTTACGACCTGCCTTTTTGGCGGGCTTCGGCTCAAAGCCAAGGCGGCGAAACTCATACATAACGCCGCCTACAGTCTTATTCGTGAGTTCTTTGGCACTGCTCACGCCCGCTGTGCGGGCGAGAATGGCGCGGTAGTCTTCATCGGTTAGGCCCAATTGGGCCTTCGCGATGTGTATCTGGGCCAGCTTGCCTTTGCTGATCATGACGTCACCTCATCGGCTTTCAGCTCTAGGTCTGGGAAATGCTTTTTCAGGTGACTGATCAGCGTTTTGGGGCTGTTCCATGTGGGGTCAAACATGACGGTTTTCAGCTCCACCATGTTGTCGGCTTGTTTCTTGCCGAATATCCGCTTGAGCTTTCCATACTGCTTAACGGGATATGCACGACTCTTACGCGGACGAAAGAAACGGGATTCGGGGTGTTTAGTTGTGCCGTTCTCGCCGCGCATGAACCACTCCCCTTTGATTTGGCCGTTCACATAGGTCTCAATCACCAGGCGCTCACCCTTGCTAAGACACTTGTAAAAAGTCACTTCATAGCCGTCAGCGAGGATCTTGGCGGTGCCGAAGATGCCAGAGAGCTGTTCTTCCAGTTGCTGCCATTTGTTCATGACGCCACCTCACCGATCTGGGCGTGACGGCTGCCGTTCACACCCTGGTGGAAGCTGACTTTCTTGCCGTCCTGATAGCCCTGGTGAATGGCACCATGATCATGGCTGCGCATGCCCTTGGTGTTATCGCGAGGCTTCATGGTGTCCAGTTCTTCCCAGCGCTTGGCCTTGTAGGCTTCCACGATGGCGTTCTCAGCTTCAGTGCGTTGCTGGCGTGTCACCTGTTTAGCCACGGCGTTCAACCATGCTTGCGCATAGAGATCACCATGGCGCACCTTGGTGGTTCGCTTTAGGCGCTTATTGAGGGTGGCCAAAAAGGCAGTCCGGTCGCGCTTTAGCTGTCGGCCCAGCACTTCAAAGGCATAGCCCGCTACTTCGGCAGCACCATTCAAGCCGTAGAACTCAACGTTAAGTGTCCATCGCTCACCGTCGAAGACCTGTTGGTAGACCTTCTCAGCGCCAAAGGCACCGGCAACCATAGATCCCAGCATGATCACGTAGGCGGGCGGCGTTTTACCTGCGCCTGTTTTAGTGGTGTGGCTGCCTACATCGCTCATGGCCACGTCGTCATTGGTGACGCCGTGAATGGCCATCAATTTTTGCGCCTGGCGCAATGCGGCGGCGGCTTCATTGGCATTGCTCGACTTGGCAAGCCGTAGGCACTTTTTGATTTTGTCTAACGCTTTGCTGTCCATTTCTCTCCCCTTGGCTGCTCATCAGTGCTGGGCCACCACGCCCAGCAGACGCCCCACGCGGGGGCGTTTCGCTTAATGGATGGTTGTTTTGATGGTTCCTTTGGCCTCTTCTAGCACCTCTTTAATGGCGAGCACTCCTAGCAGCGCTAACCGACCTGCCTGCTTAAGCTCTGGCGAGTTGGCACTTTCGCCGTTGAAGCCTGCATAAACGGTGAAACCACCGGTTTCGTTAGGCTCGATCGTGATCATGGCCTTGGTACTGGTTTTGGTCGGCTCGCTCATGCGGCACCTCGGTTAGCGCGGTAGGTGATGTGATAGCGGTACTGGATGCCCGCCGCTGTGTCGGAGTCGCGTAGGTAGTCGTTAACGACGTGGGCCGTAGACCTTGCGCGCCACGTTCAGTGCTGCGTCGCGGTGAGTGGTACCCGTGGCACGCTGGCCGCGCAAGGTGCCAACAAAGCCGCCGATCGCAGGGCTGACTCTGATTGAACTGGCATTCAAAACCGTGCTCATTGGGTCACCTCATCGGTCATGTTCTCGCTCGCCCAACGCCATGCGCTGTGCTTCCAGTTGCGCGGCGGCGGGTTCTGCTTTAGCCACTGCTTGGCTTGCGCGGCGCTGATGCCGCGCCACTGGAGCTGGTAGAAGTACTGGCATTTGCTGGGCATGGGTTACACCTCCGCAATGTTCAGGCTGATGGGCTGGTACCGCTCGGTTTCGCCGATGCGTTCATAGATCCGCACATAGCTTTTGGAGCCTGTTACCTGAACGGCGTCGGCGATGGCGTCCATGGCTTTCAGCCAGCGCGGGTCGTCAAAGTCGTGGCGGCGCAGGGCAAGCACCGCACCGGTGCGCAGGTTGCCTTGCTTGTCGGTGCGGAAGGCGTCCTGCACGATGGTCTTCACCTCATGGCCAGCACCTGACGTCCAATCCTTCAAGCACTCATCAATCAAACCTTTGGCGGCTTCGAGGCGCTCATCGAAGGTGATGTGATCGGCCACTTGCCGCTGGATTTTGTAGCGGCCATCGAAGCTCAACAGCGTGACGTTGCCTTTCTTGCCGCCCACGTTGACGCCGTACTGCTCAGCGGAAAGCTGCACAAAGGTTTCGATGTCGCCAAAGGCAGCGGCTTTGAACTGTTGGAGCTGGCGGTTCAGCTCAATGGCCTTGGTGACCAGCTCAATGGCGAGTTCATCGCGGGCTTGGTCAATCGGCTTGATACTTTCTTCTGGGATCAAACGCCCTTTGGCGTCCATCCGGTAGCCTTCTGGGATTCGTTGCGCTTCGTTGGCTTGGGTGTTCATTCTCAGGCTCCTTTACGGGCTTGCTTGCGTACAAAATTGGAGGCGCCGCGATTCATTCCACGGTTGTGACGGTGATGGCGCATCGGCTCAAAGGCGGCACCGTTGCGCTGGCTCAATTGGCACACTTCACGCTCAGACTGAGCCACTTCGTCACGCCACTGCTGGATAAGGTCGCGCCAGTTCCACCCATCGGCTTGGGTTTCGATGTCGTTGTCTTCGCTGGGCTGGTCGGCCTGTTCGTTCACTTCAGCCAAACCGGTATCCCAGCGCTGCCAAATGCGCAGCACGGCGGCTTCTTGCGCGGGTAGCAGTGGTTCAGGTTCCAACGCCAGGCGCTCGAACTGGGCCGGGTTGATCAGGTACTGCGCTAGATTCACGCCATGGCGTGCCATGCGCAGGGCGATGAAGCGGTCGGCGTAGTGCTCAAGGTGGGCGTCGCTGTAGGTTCTCATTGCTGGTCTCCCTGGTTGGCGGCACCTTTCAGCAGATCCGATAGGCGCTTGGGTGCGGTGGCTTGCTCAACGGCTTTGGCGGTTTGTCGTTGGCCCTTTTTGCTGCTGGACACCGTCGATTGGCGGTTTCTCAAACGTTCGTGCTCGGCCAGTACGTCATCGGTAGAACGCTCGCGCAGCGCCGCTGCTGGGGCACGGTTTGCGGGCTGTTTGGCACCGCTGCGTGCCTGTTCTTCGCGCTGCTTTTCCACTTCACCGGCGTGGCGATCTGCGCAGTTGGCCACCACTTCATAGAGGTAGCCGTGGCCGCTTAACGGTAGGTTGCTGGGTGGGCGTTCCAGCAGCTGGTCAAGCGCGGCAATCCAGACCTTTAGCGGCGCTTCACGGGTGATGCCTTTACGCTCGATCACGCCGCTGTTGATGGTCTCTTTAAGCTCGGTTAGCAGGCGGGCACTTTTGGCGCTCGCCAGGGCGCGGCTGGCAGGCCGGAACATGCCGAGGTAGCGCACGATGCGGCTGCTCAATAGGGCGGGCATCTCTAGCGCAGCGGCCAGCGCCTGGTTGTGCTCGCCCTGGGTAACGAAGGCGGCCATGTCGCCGCTCATGCCGCACTCGGGGCAGGTGGCTTTAAGGGTCATTGGTTTTCTCCCTGGCGGTCGGGGTTGTGCGGGCATGACTGGCAGTGGCGCCACATGCGCATGGCCATGGGGTTGTGGGTGGGCGCTGGGCGTGCGCGGTAGTCGCGGCACTGCTCAACGCTAATGGTGAGTTGCTGCGCGGGGCACTGGAGGCCATCCAGAGCCAGTAGCACCTTTTTTTCGATGCTGTCGGTGGAGGGGCTCGGGTAGCGGTTGGCCAGTGCCAAAGAGACCGCGCTACGCGAGACGCCGATACGCTCTCCCGCCATCTTGCGGTTAGTGGCACGCACTTCATCGGCCAGCAGCAATATCCAGCGGGGCGGCTCTTCGCCCCAGTTGGTGATATCGACGGTACGGGTACGACGAATGCTGTTGTTTAAGGGCGTGCTCATGGCTCACCCCCTTCGGTTTTGGTCACTCGCGAGTAGACGACTTCGCCGGTGTTGGGGTCGTAGAGTTCTTTGGTGCGGCGGATCTGCGGCGCCATCGGGCCGGTCCAGTAACTGGGCATCAAGCGATAACGCCCTGGTACACCGGGGGAAGATTCCACCATGGTTTGCAGGTACCCAGCCCTGGCGAGCATTTTGATGTACTCATCCGCCGTGGCTTTGGCGACCGGCACCTTGGGGGTGCTGGCGGCATCGGCCAGCTCTTGGCCGGTAAACGCACCAATGATCTTGAGCGTTCGCCACAGCTGCTCGCGCCCTGGCGGTGGTGGCAGCGAACCATCACGGCGCACGCGAGGGGCTTCTACGCCCACGTCGCGCTTTAGGAAATAGATGGCCGTTGTAGCAGGCAGCGCTTCGGGGTTGCTGCGCACTAGAAACCCACCTGCAATCAACGCGCGTAAGTAGCCGCTAACCAGGCTTTCTGGAAGATCATCCTGACGCTTGAGCGCAATACGGATGCCCTGCATGGTGATCAGACCGTCCTCTGCATGCTGGTGACGGATGGCGTCCCAAATGCGTTGGCGGGGCGTTACATCACCTGCCATGCCGGATAGGGCTGGTTTGCGCTTGGCGCTATTTTTCACTGACATGCTTAGCCCCTCCGTGCCGGTGGTTGGCCAGTGTGGATCTCGCGCTCGCCCCATTCCCGCAGGCCAACCATTTGCCAGCCGTTGGCGGTAGCTTCTGAGTGGATCTGGTAGAGGTTGACGGCGACGCGTCGCAGGCAGCCTTTCACGCGGTCGTTAACGGCTTGCAGCAGGTCGTCGTCAATTTCAATATCGGGGTAGCTCTTGTCAGCCAGAGCGCGCACATCGTCTAGGCTTGCCGCCTGTGCGGGTACCCATTCCAATACGCGGTTATGCAGGCGCTCTAGGCGGGCCATTGAGGCGGGCACGCGTTCTTCACCGATCAGAATCAGGGTGCCTTGGCTGGCGTTATAGATGTCGGTGAGGACGTTGGCGGCGGCTTTGTCAATCACGTACTGGACGTCATCCACAATCAGCGGGCGGCCTGAGCGGGAAAGCTGCTCGGCGATCTGGTCGACCATCTCGCTCAGGGTTTTCATGGGGATGATGCCCATCTCGCGCAGCACGGCGACCACAAACGCTTTCTTGGTCCAGCTTTCGCGGCACTCGACGTAGTAGGCGCGGTGTAGGTTGGCGGCATAGGCCGCTGCTAGGCTTTTGCCGTAGCCGCTGGGGCCGTACATAACCACCAAGCCAGGCAGTTCTGGCGGGCGGTTGGCGGCGCTTTCAACGGCAGCGGCGAGTAGCCCGACGTTAGTGAGTGGTACAATGGTGTTGACGCTCATAGTGCTTCCTTATCCAAGGTTGGGGTGTCGTGGGCCGTGGTCTAGACGGCCCGCCGGTTGCGGGCGGGTGACAGCCCGTCCGCATCCATTACTTTCGCGATAGCGCGAAAATCGTTGTGATGCTGGTAACGTTCGTACCAGTCGCGTGCTGCTTCCGGCACTTCCTCTTCTTGCTGAAGTTGGGCATCCAGCTTTTTCCAAAGCCGATAACGCTCCATCTTGTTTTGGGGTATCTGAAAGCGTGTGCCTTGATCCGCCAGCTGCTTGGCATAGGCGCGGCCTGCGGCTGCCTGCTTTTCGTCTGAGTAGCTGGCGGCGGGGGTAATGGCGCGGATCTCGACATCGCTGCCGGTGATGGTTTTGGCTTTTTGTGCCAAGCGGTTGAGCTGGCCTTTTTCGCGCTTCTCGGCGGCGCGCTGGATCATGGTTGCAGGCATGGCGGGGGTGGCGTTGCCGTCAAGGATGGCATCGCCTAGGTGTTCGCCTTCCAGGGTGTAAACGCCAACGCTGCCGGTATCGCGGTAGTCCCAGGCGACGCGGATCTCTTCGCCGTGCATATCGCGCAGGGCATCCAGGAAGTAGAGGCCACCGTTGATGCGCACTTCGCCACGGTTGGTTTTGCGTACTTCTTGTGGGCGCATGAGAGAGGCGACCACATCGCTAGGCGCGGTTAGCGCTTCAAAGCCTTCGGCTTCGGCGCTCTTCCAGGCTTCCATCGGGCTTTGGTTGCGCAGCCTTCCAGACTCCAAATCGCGAACTTTGGAAAGGCCTTTATGGGGTCTGTGGTTATAGACGTTTAACGCCTCGTTTAAAAAATCAAAGAACTCCTGAAACGTGGGTATTAACGCGGGCTTTAACCCCTGTTTAATATCGCGACGGCTTAGCTTGTGCGCCTTGGTAGACGCCTCTTTATCCATGTCCGCACCGATATAGCTGTCCATGGTTTTAGCCAGCTTTACCAAGGTGCTTTGGTGGGCGCGCTCGATCACACCGCGTGCCTGTGAGTTATAAGGCAGCGAGTGGGTGATGGTGCCGCCCAGGCGGTCGACCACTTCATAAACAGTGGCGTTGTCAAAACCGCTGCCGTTATCGACATAAAACAGGTTGAACATGCCCACGCGGCTGACGGCATCGCGCAGCGCATCCAGCGTAGCTACGGTCGACTCCGCAAGGTTGAGAGCGAAGCCGACGATCCGGCGCGTTGCCCAGTCGATGATCAGCGTGACCTCTGGCCTAAACGCTTGGCCGGTCAGCGGGTTAATCACTTCGGCATCAAAGGTGTGGCCATCCGCGACCCACACATCGTTGGGCCATAGCTCCGCACTGGTGCGGCGCTTAAAGGGCTGGAGCGCCTTCAGCTCATGAGCGCCCATGCGGCCACGCTCACGCGCTTCCGGTGACAGCTTGGCAAGCCAGCGGCGCACCTGGTGTATAGAGGGGTGCGGCGGCTGGGTCTGCTCGACCAGCAGCTGATAGGCCGCTTCCACGCTAGGCTTCTGCGGCTTCTGGTAGCGCTTGAGAAAATCACCGGCCCAAACAGGCATGCTCATATCCGCTTGGCGGCGTTTAGGCGCTAGGCCGCGTTCGCCGTGCTTGCGGAAGTCAGCGATCCAGCGCTTTAGGGTGCGCTCACTCAGGTTGCGCGTGATTGTCTTGCGGTCGTTGGCCATCACGACGCGCTCTTTAAGGTAAGGCGTTAGATCGTCTTCCTTCGCATGGGCAACTAACGTTTCGATAGCGCGCTGCTGGCTGACCATTTTGCTCATGCGCTCGATCTCGCGAACGAAGGCAACACGGGCAGTCATCACTTGGCGCTGGGCATCGGTTAGCTGCTGCTGGCCAGGGCGCTGTTCTTCCTGCTGGGGCACTACGGTGCTAACAGGGGGTGGCGCGGCGTTATCTGCCTGTGCCAAAAGCAGTGCGTTTTGAGTTTCGGTGGGTAGAACCGCGAAGGCGTATTCAATCGCTTTGCTGCTCAGGCGCTGTTGGCCTTCCCAGCTATTGCGCTCGGCAGCTTTTTTAACGCCTCTCTCAGTGCCGGGCATGCCTGGTAGCCCGGCCAGTTCTTTGGCAGAGTACCAGTTCATTCTTCTTCTCCCATCAGCTTTTTCAGCTTTCGCAGATCCGCATTTACCCGCTCTTGTACACGCGACAACTTCCCGTATTCGGCAGCAAGGGCTTCACGGCCATAAGCGACGCGCCCGCCACGCAGGTGCACGATCCAGTCGGTAAAAACGTGGCTTTGGCAGACCTCTTCCAATAGTGGAATGCGGTAGAAAGGGATGTTGTGGTCGCTGCGCGCTGGTGAACTCCACGCATCTAGCATGTGCTTGGAGACGTCGTCACCCGAGAAACGGCTCATCTGCGCGGCGACTTCGTAACGATCAACGGGGCAATCTTTCAGCACTAGACCGACTAACTCACTGACCTGGGCGGCATAGTTGCCGCTGCCTGGCATAGGCACGACCGGCGCCGGTACCTCAAAGATGTCTAATGTTTGGGTATCTTTGACGCGTCGCATGGCTATGCTCCCTGTGCCATTTGACGATGCGCGATAGCGTTAGAACCGCTATCCTTGTTGCATATACGGTTTTGCGCTTTTGCAGTTGTGAGTTTTTCTGCGCGGTTGGGACGTTCGCGGCATGGTGTGCCGTCGTGGTTCCAGCGCTCTGGCCAAACGGCATGAGGAGTAAGCCCAAGCTTTTTGGCAATAGCGCGCTCCATGCGTGGGTACGGTGTGTATTTCACCAGTTGCACCGCGTTGCCAGTGACGCCAAGTTCGTCGCTAAGCTTGCGCAAGCTGGAACCCTGGCTGCGGAGTTGGTATTTCAACCACTCCCAGCGCTGGGAAGGATTGATAGGAATTTCGTTATTCATGGCGTCACCTCGGTGGCGTTTTTTGGGGTGTCTAACCTGTCTTTCCCCATAAACATAACTCCACATTCGGAACTGTTAAATCCTTTTATGGAGTTCTTTTTCTCTCTTATATGGATATTAAAGTCCTTATAAGGAATATTGGGTCTAAATCAATGCCTTATGAAGAATCGGAACTGAAAGAAAAAACTGAATCCTCAGTTCCGAATCCCGATAAAGGAATCGGAACTCGAATTTCGGAAATTTCTGAGATGATGGGTGGGCGCAAAAAAGCTGCGAAGATGGCTGGAGTGGCTTTATCCACTTTTCATAGATGGTTAGCGGGTGACTCGATACCGGCGCTTGACAGCATTGCGCGTTTAGCTCAAGGCGCCGGGGTGTCCCTCGACTGGGTCGCCACAGGTGAAGGGCCAAAAGAATTAGGCCAAAGCCAGCCTGTTCCGGATACGGAAGTGGCTGGGATGGAGGACTACGCCTTTGTGCCCCTGTATGACGCGCAGTGCAGCGCGGGCGATGGGGCCTGGAACGAGAACTGCCGCGTACTCACGCACATCAGCTTTACACGCTACTCACTGCGCAAGCAGGGGCTAACGCCGGATCACCTTTCAGCAATCCGCATTGATGGCGACAGCATGGAGCCGGTACTGCATAGCGGTGATACGGTGCTGATTGACCACACCAGGACGGCGATTGAGGGCGAGGGTATCTATATACTGCGGCTGGATGGACATCTCTACGCTAAGCGCCTGCAGCGCCAATTCAACGGCGTATCCATCATTAGCGCGAATAAGGAAT